TCACCGCGTCGGCGTGACCTTCGCCCCTTTGCGCTTGTGTACATAGTGTTCCGTCATCGTCACCGACGCATGCCCCAATTGCGCTTGTGCTTGACGGATGTCCCCCGCCAAATCTGCCTTGTCGGTCGCTGCTTTGGCGCGTAGATCGCGGAATTGGAATGCCTGCTTGGCGATCCCTGCGGCAACGCGTGCCCTATCAAACCTGTAACGCAATCCTATACGACTTAGCTCCAAGCCTTTCGCATCCACAATCAAACGTGTGCTACGCAGCTTCAGCCCCCGCTTGCGATCAAAAATACGCTTTATTAAAACTGCCAATTCGCCCGTAATCGTAATCGCCAATTTGGCCCCTGTTTTAGCTTGGCAAATCTCCAAAGCGCCATTAACAATATGGCGCTCATCCATCGCGATCACATCAGCCACACGCTGCCCCGTCAGATAGGCAAGGTCCATCGCATCTTTGAGCGTTCGGTCCGCTGCCTGGTACACAGCGCGGTACGTTGTATCGTCTACATATACATCGCGGCCTGTCGCCTTATTACGACGGATGCCCCCGCAAGGGTTAGGAAGATCAGTGATTCCCTTACTCCGCGCCCAATTCCAAAGATGTGAAAACACGGACACCTCACGATTGGCGATCACCTTAGAGGTGCGCCAGTCCAAATACTGACGGATATTCATCGGTTTAATGGCCTCAAACGGCGCCGGTGGGTCATCAAAAAACTTCAGCAGTGGAGCCAAACAACGATGCTCCACGCGCTGGGTGTTATACGCCTTTGTCGGGATCACCTCAGCGCGGTAACGCTCGGCCACATGGCGGAACGTGACCGCACTCGCAGGAGTGATCTGCGCATGTTCCAGCTCAGCCCACCGCTTGATGGCTAACCCGTAGTCGCGTCCTAGTGGCGTCTCTTTGCGTGGCTTGCCGCCATGATCGTAGTAGTAATACACCACGCCGGACTTCTGAGGGCGCACGCGAAACCTCGGAATTGCGCCTGTTTTGGTTGGTTTACGTCCCATCAAGCGACCTTATTAGACTTCCACACAGGCGGGACCATCGGAGAAGGCGGCATCGCGTCAATCGCAGCACGCAGCACGACCGGCCAGTCATGCGCATCCAGATAGTGCCTAATGCCGTTCTTCCTAAGAAACGCAGCTTGGCGAGCGCGTTGCGGGGTACCGCATAGCTCGGCAACCTCAGTTCTGGAAAGACATAACCCAGCGGCTGGGGGCATGTCTCGTAGTTGTCTTGCTTGCACATTAACCATTGTCTGATCCCTGCTCGGCTAAAACGGTGGGTCGTCATCGTGGAAGTCGTCGCCTGCATACGCATAGGCTTTATCGTTGTTGCGTGCCTTTGCCGGTCGCCGCTGTGGCGTGATACCGCTGGATCCTTCATCACGACCGCCGAGCATTTGCATTTGATCAGCAATAATCTCAGTGACATAACGCTCCTGCCCATCATTGCCGGTGAACTTGTCGTAACGGATGGTGCCCTCTATGTAGCCAGGATCGCATTGCCGCACTCCTGTTAATCGGCCAATACATTTCTACAGTGCCTGGCGTGAAACCAGGAATTGCTGCCGCCGCGACCTTGGCCTGCATCAAAAGCAATACGAATTTAACGACCGAAGAGATACGCCGTGCATTGCCTGCGTTACAGGAACCGCTTTGCCTGCTCAACGCCACGCAACTAGGCAAGCGGCTGCATTGCTCGGCCAAGGCGGTGAACCAGTTATTAGCCTCCAGAGGCTTTCAGTTCCGTAATGAACGTGACGAATGGGAATTAACCGAAGCCGGTCGCGTGTGGGGTGAAGCCATTCCGTACTCGCGCAACGGGCACAGCAGTTATCAACTTTTGTGGAATCCAGACGTCATCGCGTGTCTGAGGGAGGCTGCATGAATTATTACGAACGCCACATTGGCGATTACGCCCGTGACACGGGGTACCTCTCGGTGCTCGAACACGGCATTTACTGCCTGCTGTTAGATCGCTACTACGCCACAGAACAACCGATACCGGCTAACAAGGCGCACCGCATCGCACGTGCCTATAGCAAAAAAGAGAAGAGCGCGGTTGATGTGGTGCTTGATGAATTCTTCTTATTGCAAGACGACGGCTGGCATAACAAGCGATGTGATGAGGAAATCGCTCGCTTTCATGCAAAGGCAGCAGCACAGCAGGAGAACGGCAAAAAAGGAGGGCGACCTAGAAATTCTGCTCATCATGACAGCCAGACACAAACCCAACAGAAACCCGCTGACTTTGATTTAGATAACCCAAATGAAACCCAATCAAAAGCCAACACAAACCCAAATGAAACCCAGATAGAACCCAATCAAAAGCCCACCAGACCCCAGACACCAGACCCCATTATCTCTTCCTCACTGCGTTCGGAAGAGAGTTTGGTATTCGCCGAGGACGGCAACGCCACCGGCTGCACCGGAAAACCCAAGCGCTCGCCTCACGGCTCACGCCTGCCCGATGACTGGGCACCCAGTGAGGTTGATGTGTTGTACGCCACCCAGCAGGGTGTGGATGGACGCTACGAAGCCGAGAAATTCCGCGATTACTGGCGCAGCGTGGCCGGAGCCAAGGGGCGCAAACAGGATTGGGAGGCCACCTGGCGTAACTGGATTCGCCGCGCTGCCGAAGACAAAACCAGCTCCATGAAGCACGGATATCAACGCCATGAATACAATTCAAGACCTATGCGACTGTCTCCCGCAGAACGATCCCGCGTCTTCCATAGACCCTTTGACCTGTGTGACGGATCGCTCCAGTAACACCGCTTCCCTTGCGCAAGCCACGGTGATCCCGTTCCCCTGGCTGCGCCGCTTGTGGGAACGCATGATTGCCCTGTATGGCAATACCTGGGTGAGCGCTCATGGGGAGTCGGCACAGAGAGAAGATGGCACGCTGACCGTGGACGGTGAAACCTGGCAGAAGGTGCTGGTTGGGCTGGAGGCGTCTCAATTTGCGGACGGATTGGCGGCGTGCATTGCTGAAGGCGGCGAGTTTCCGCCCAGTGCGCCACGGTTCCGTAGCATGTGTTTAGGCGTGCCATCCCTGGCGGCGGTACGGAGTCACTTCACCGCAGGCAGCACGCAACGCAATACGCCGTTTGTAGCCAAATGCTGGGAGTTCATCGACCCATGGAACTATTGCCAGTCCAGCCGTGCTGAATCGGATCGGATGCTGCGTGAGGCCTACGAGCAAGCGCGAGATTTTGTGATGCGTGGCGGCGTCCTGCCAGAGGTGCCTGTCGCCCTGATTGAGGCGCAACAGTCCGCCGCGCCCCAACCGGCCTCCCCTGAGGTGGCTCACGCCGCGCTGGAGGAAATTAGCAGCATGTTTCATCACCCTGAGCTGGCCGCCCGTGAGGAAAAGCTCATGGCCGAGTTCCACCTCAGCCGGAATCAGGCGCATGAGCTGATTGAATCGGGGGTGATATGAGCAAGGCGATGCCTATTGCTGCCTGCGGTATGGCAGGGGTGAACCAGATGCAATCTTTAACATTGCCGTGGCCGTCCAAGGACCTGTCACCGAACGCACGGGTGCATTGGACACGACGCAGCAAAGCCGTAAAACAGGCCAGAGGCTACGCCGAGATCATGGCACGGCGTGCCGGATGGGGTGGCCTGTCGCTGCCTGCTGAGGGACGCCTGGATCTATGGATTAGCTTCTATCCGCCCACACGCTGTCTGCCTGACGATGACAACATGCTGGCGCGGTTTAAGCCGTACCGGGATGGCATTGCCGATGCGCTGGGCATTGATGACCGGCGTTTTGTATCCCATCCGCGGGTTGAGGATGACAGGCGCACGGGTAGAGAGGTGGTGGTCAGGATGACCGGCATTGATTGCATGAAAACAACAGGACATTGGCCATGATGAACCCCCGTCGTTTACTGGCGCGTTTGAACCCGAGCACGATCCGCTACGACACACTGCCTGGTGGAGTGCCTGAGTTGACAGCGCAAGACATTGCCCATGCCTTGGGGCTGGTGCCTGCGGGCTTGGGGCGTGAGGTACTGGAAGCGTGCTGGTGGCCGGATGGCGCAGCGTTGCGCCGTAGCCCCTTGCGCGATGCGGCGGTGGCCTTGGTGGTGCCGGAGATTCGACGGCAGCAGCAGCGCCTACTGGAAGCGCGTACCGATGTGGGTATTGTCAAAGCGTGCATGGGGTGGACCCGAGCGACGACAAGCGCACAGCAGGCTGCGCTGAGGCGTGCGGAGGAACAGCTGGACAAGGTCAAAGCCCACCTGTGGCCGCAGGCGACGTTGGAGATGTTACCGGCACTGGTTGCGGCGGTTGTGGATGAGCTGTCCAAGCCGCACCCGTGCCCCTGCTGTCATGGCCGGGGGGAACGGCGTGTAGGGGCGTTGGTGAAGGTGTGCACGGCGTGCGGGGGGAGTGGTGCGGTTCCCGTCAGTGATTGCAAGCGCGCCGCTGCGATTGGCCGGGATGAATCCACCTACCGCAGAGCATGGTGTGGCGTGTACGAGTGGCTGTTGGAGCGGATGGGTGTTGCGGAACGACAGGCGGCGACGCAGTTGCAAGAGGCGTTGCACAGAAATGTGGCGTGATGGCTAACGGTGTACTTACCCTCACTTTCCATCCTGGCATTTGTATGATGTTGCAAAGGCAACCATTGAACGTATGAGTCAGGGGCTTTCCCGAGATGAGTTGTTAGGTGCAGCGTTAGTTAAATTAACTTAACTGTTTATATAAAAAGCTTGGTAACGTCGATTTATTATTTATACAATAATTTAAATGAACTACGAATTTGATTCTGCTAAAAGCGAAAGCAATCTTGACAAGCATGGATTGTCGCTCGCTGATGCCGATGGTTTTGAGTGGGAAACCGCCGTGGTTCGTGAAGACACACGTAAACAGTATGCAGAACCCCGTTTTGAAGCAAAGGGGTATATCGGCAACCGTCTGCATGTGATGGTGTTTTGCCTTCGTGGTGATGCTGTACGGGTCATCAGTCTGCGTAAGGCCAACTCAAGAGAGGTGAAAAGCTATGCCGACACTTAAACAGGGGACGATGATCCCCACTCACGACGAAACAGAGGTAATTAATGCGGGCATCGCCGCTGATGTAGATGCGCGTGAACTCGATAGCCAATGGCATAAGGGGGCCAAGCTTGCCTGTGAAGCATTCTCCCCTGAGATATACACTGCCTTGGTCGCCATGAAGCGCCCCCGAGGTCGCCCGAAGGCAGACCAAACCAAGGTGTTCACTGCCATTCGCCTGGATGCTGATCTGCTGGAAGCCTTCAAGGCCACAGGCAAGGGTTGGCAAACTCGTGTGAATGCGGCCTTGCGTCAGTTCATCGCCGAGCATCCACTCAACCAATAAGTATCTGTAGCGATGCAACTCCCCTGAGTCGTCGCGTAGTGTTGCATTGATACTGCAACACTTTTTCCCCTACTGTACGCGCCTGAGTGGTGCGATGCCCTCATCGAATGATTTACTCGCGCCCTGCCCACCTCAGCAGGGCTTTTTTTTTATTCAAAGCCAGCGACCGCCTTCGGGCGGTTTTTTGCGTTCTGGAGTCCCCCCCATGCAGACCATTGGCGAAGAAGGCATTGCACTCATCAAGTTTTTTGAGGGTTGCAAGTTGAACCCGTACACCTGTCCTGGGGGAGTATTGACCATTGGCTATGGCGAGACGGGCAAGCATGTTAGGCCTGATATGCGTCTTGCCAATGAGCAGGAAGCCGATGCGCGGTTACGTGCTCGATTGGCCAAGGAGTTTGAGCCAGCGGTGCGGCGTTATGTGCGTGTGCCACTCAAGCAACATCAGTTCGATGCGTTGGTATCGCTGAGCTTCAACATAGGTACGGGTGCGTTTCACCGCTCGACGCTGTTACGCAAGCTCAATGCCGGTGATGTGGCTGGTGCGGCGGAGCAGTTTGGGGCGTGGAAGTTTTCAAGCGGTCGTGTGCTTCCCGGCTTAGTTCGGCGTCGAAAAGCCGAACGTTGGTTATTTGAAGGTCAAGATTGGCAGGCCGCATTAGCAGCCGAACATGCGGTGGTGAAGAAGGCATCACGTGATTGATATTGCGGCGCTTCCTGCCTGGTGGAAGGAGGCGTTTTATGTGGGCCTGGCGATGGCCACGGGGACGCTGAGTTACGTCATGCGTGCACTGGACGCTAAGCAGAGGCTGGCGGTTTCCCGCGTGTTGATTGAGGCGGGGATTGCGGGGTTTGTCGGCTTATTTGTGATGTGTGTGTGTGAATGGTTGGAGATGAGCCAAGCGTTCACGGTGGCGGCGGTGATTGCCTCCGGTTTAATTGATACACCGCAGACGTTAGAGCTGATTCAGAACGTGATTGTGCCCAAGCTTGGCACGGGGAGAAGGAATACAGATGATCGTTAATACACTGCGCCGTGTGGGGCGACGTTTGCCCAGTGTGCGGCTGCTGATTGAGTACATGATGATTGGTGCGTTGGTGGCGCTGGTGGCACATGCGGTGCTGGCGTGGTCCGAGCGCAGTCAATTAGCGCAGCGGGCGGCGCAGCTGGAAGGCCAGTTAGCGACGGTGGAAAGCACGTTGGATGCGCAGGTCGCGATGAATCGCGATCAAGATGCGGCGATTGCGCGGCTACGTGCGTTACGTGAGATCGACAGGCAGGCGATTGCGGGGCTGCATACGGATTTAAATCGGATCACGGTGCGCGACCGTGTGTTGCGTCAGCGCATCACGCATCTGGAGCACTTTCATGATGAGGCGAAAGCTTTTTTGGATAGGGATGTGCCTGATGTGCTTGGGTGCTTGCTCGACAGGGACGGCTGTCAAGCCGGTCACGGTGAGGCAGACCCGCGTTGAGGTGATCATCCCGCCGCAGGGGGTGTTGCAGCCGTGTGAGGCCCCGGAATTAGGGCGTGTGGACACGGTGCGTGACTTACTGAATCAGACGTTGGGATGGCGTTTTGCCTATGAGCAGTGTGCGGCGCAAGTGCGCTGTGTTGCGGCATGGGGACAGGCGGCCAGCGTCGGGCAGCCGTGGTCACCGCAGGGCTGCGGGGAAGAGGGCGAATGAGGCCAGTTTTTTTAGTTTTTTTCGTCTATTAAAAGAAGGGCGATGAAACGAAAAAAACGCGAAGGTTTTATTTTTCATGAAGAGATCGTTGATGGCAGAGACTGGAAGAAAATCACATGTGCCAACGGATAAGAATCGCCTGCTGGCAAAACAATTGACGTCGTTTGGCATACCGCATGCGGAGATTGCCTTGGTGATGCAAATCAGTGCGCCGACGCTGCGCAAGCACTACCGCGTGGAGTTAGATACTGGGCATATCCAAGCCAATGCAAAGGTGGCTAAAAGTTTGTTCCGGTTAGCCACGCATAGCACCAATCCGAATATTACAGCCATCATCTTTTGGCTGAGGACACGCGCTGGCTGGAAAGACACGCAACGCGTTGAGGTGTCCGGTCGGGATGGGGAGGCGATTGAACAGAAGGTGGGATTGGCGTTAGTTGATGAAAAGCAAATCGCCTCGGCCCTCAAGCGGCTTGAGGCTGAGTACTGAACAGGCCATTGATCAAGCGGTGATCAAGGCCCGGTGCGAAGCAGATCATTTGTTTTTCACACGGTATTTTTTCAAACAGCGTCAGCAACTGCGGTTTAGGGTGAATTGGCACCATCATGTGATTGCTGGGGTGGTGGACGATGTGATTGCAGGGCGGCGGAAGGATGTGGTGATTAACGTGCCTCCTGGGTCGTCGAAAACGGAGCTTGTGGCGATTAATGTGATGGCGCGAGGGTTGGCGCTGAATCCGTATGCGCGGTTTTTGCATATTAGTTATTCGGATGATTTGGCGCTGCTGAATTCAGAGACGGCGCGGGAGATTGTGCAGTCTGATGAATACCGTGCGTTGTGGCCGTTGGAGATTGCTGACGATGCCAAGTCCAAGAAGCGCTGGAATGTGGTGGTGGATGGCAAGAAAGCCGGTGGGGTGTACGCGGTGAGTCTGGGCGGACAGGTGACGGGCTTCCGTGCCGGACACATGGCCCCAGGATGGCAGGGGGCGATCATTATTGATGACCCGCTGAAGGTGGAAGATGCCTACAGCAAGACCGGACGCAGTAAGGCCAACCGTAAGCTGGTGTCCACGGTGAAGAGTCGTAAAGCCAGTCCGGACACGCCCATCATTGTGATCATGCAACGGTTGGCGCAGGACGATCCGACGGGGTTCATCCAGTCTGGGGGATTCCCGGGGGCGTGGGAGTGTATTGAGATTCCGGCATTGATTGATGATGCCTACGTGTCCCGTTTGCCGGAGCACGTGCAAGGGCAGGTGGTGCGTGATGTGCAGGACCAGGACGGACGCTATAGCTACTGGCCGTACAAAGAACCGTTAGCCGAGTTGCTGGCGTTGGAAGCCACGGATCGCTATGTGTTCAGCGGTCAATATCAGCAGCGGCCCAGTCCGCTGGGCGGTGGGATCATCAAGGGTGATCAATTCGGGCGCTATACGGTGCTGCCGCGCCTTCTTTCGCGCACGGTGTATGGCGATACGGCGCAGAAGACGGCTGAGCGTAATGATTACAGCGTGTTCCAACTGTGGGGCTTGGGTGAGGACAAGCGTATTTATTTGTTGGACATGATTCGCGGCAAGTGGGAAGCGCCGGAACTCAAGCGGCGGGCGATTGATTTTTGGAATGCGCATCGCGCCTACGACCATAAGGTTTCAGCGCCGATCCGGCAGATGAAGATTGAGGACAAGTCTAGCGGCACGGGCTTAATTCAGGACATTGCTAGAGGTGGTTCCGGTCAGGGGCGGATTCCGGTGACTGGGATTGCACGGGTGACCGACAAGCTCACGCGGGTGATGGATGTGGTGTCTTACATTGAGGCGGGGTGGGTGGTGATTCCAGCGCAGGCGGGGTGGGTGAAAGATTTTGTGGCTGAGTGTGAAGCGTTTACCGCCGATGGCACGCATGCGCACGATGATCAGATTGATCCGATGGTGGATGCAATCAATGATTTGCTGGCGAATCCGTCCAGTGATTGGAGTCGCTGGGTGTGAGTGGCCGCAATCGCAACACGCGTGCCACGCGCTCCAGACCGGGGGCGGCGCCTCAGCATGTCGTGGACACCTTGCAGAACCTGGTGGCCGGACTGGGCGATCAGCGCGACAAGATGAGCTATGGGCGGTACCTGCTGCCCCGGGTGATTGATCGTGTGGAACTGGAGGCGATGTACCGGACCAACTGGCTGGCGCGCAAGGTGGTAGATATTCCAGCGACCGACATGACACGGGAATGGGTCACGTTGCAGACCTGCATGCAGGCCGATGCGCTGGAGCCGATGTATCGATTGGAACAGGCGTTGAACGTGCGCGCCAAGGTGCGCGATGCCTTGGCTTGGGCCCGGTTGTACGGAGGGGCGGTGCTGTTTATCAATGTGCATGGGCAAGACCCGTCCTTGCCGTTTGATCCGGCCTCGGTCATGCCGGGGACCCGGCTATCGCTGACGGTGTTGGATCGCTGGCGGGTGGCGCTGGGCAGTGGTCAGATGGACCAGGACCCCTTGAGTGAGACCTATGGGCAACCGCGCTGTTATCAGATTGCCGGATCGGTGGAGCGGGTGGACCATTCCCGAATGATTGCCTTTTCTGGCGCGGAACTGCCTTGGGAGGCATTCAGAGGCAACGGCTACTGGCATGACTCGGTATTGCAGGCCATGTACAACGCGCTGAGCCGCTATGACACGGCGACCCAGGGCACGGCGTCGATGTTTTTTGAGGCGGTGGTGGATGTGTTGCGGATCTCTGGACTCAGCGACACGCTCTCCTCCGACCAAGGGACGCAAGAGATACACAAGCGGTTTCAGTTAGCGGCCATGATGAAATCGTTCAATCGGATGCTGCTGCTGGATGCTAAGGATGAATACACCCAAAAAACGAATCACTTTGCGGGTGTGAAGGAGGTGATTGAGCAATTCATGATGGATATTTCCGGGGCGGCGGATATTCCGGCAACCCGGTTGTTCGGTCAGTCCCCCAAAGGCATGAACGCCACCGGTGATAGTGATATTCGCAATTATTACGACCGGATCAAGGCGCAGCAGGAGGACGAGCTGCGGCCTGTGCTGAGGGTGTTGTACGCCGTGCTGTTTCGGGCCTCTGTGGGGGAGTGTCCGCAGGATTTAGAGATTCAGTTCAATTCGCTATGGCAGATGAGCGAGACAGAACGGGCAACCATTGAGAAGCTGCGCGCCGAGCGTGATCAGATTTACTTGACGCATGGAGTCATCGGTCCAGAGGTGCCCTGTGCCGAGCTGCTGGAACAAAAGACGTACTCAAAGCTCACCGAACGCGATGTGAGGCTGGCGGCGGAACTGTCTCAGGCGATGGAGGTTCCAGATGTTGACATTACCGGACCTACTGCGCTTGCAGGGACGCCGGATCAGGCAGCGGCAGTTACGCCCGCCGCGCCCCAGCCGCCACGCTGAGGCTACGTACAGGAATGAACTGCTGGCCTTGGTGCGGGTGCTGCACCAGGCGGTGCGGGAGGAGGTGCTGCCGGTGCTCCACGCATCGCCGCCCCACATGACACGTGATGCGCCTGACGGCAGCGCCCCACAGGGCTATCTGGCCTCCCAGTTCATGCAGGCCATGGAAGCGGCCTTGCGGCGGGCGGCGTTACGCTGTGGTGGCTTACCTCAATGGGCTGAGCGGATGGCCGCCCAGCAGGTGCAACGTGTGGATCGTCAGGTGGTACAGACGATTGGGAGTACGGTGCGTAGCGCCTTCGGGATCGACATCACGTCATGGATGCTGGCCCAGGAGGTGCGCACGCAGATACACGCGGCCCGTGCCGTCAATGTCCAGTTGATCACCTCCATGCAGCGACAGTATTTCGACAAGATCGGTACCGCTGTGTTGCAAGGCGTCATGCAGGGCAAACGCGCCAGCGCACTGGCCAAGGAGATGGAACAGATCACCGATGCCACGGCATCACGGGCGAAGTTTATTGCACGGGATCAGACATCAAAAATGAATGCGGCGTTGAATGAAATCCGGCAAGTGGGGTTGGGTATTACGACCTACACCTGGCAGACCAGCGGGGATGAACGGGTGCGTGAGGATCATGCGGCCCATGACGGGACAGTGTTCCGCTGGAGCGATCCCCCCGCGACGGGGCATCCGGGACAGGACTACAACTGCCGCTGTGTGGCGATTCCGAACGTGACGCTGGAAGGCCCTTGATGATCACCCTAGATGTCCAACTGACCCAACGTCGCAAGACGCCGGAAGGGTATCTGATCGTGCCTGCCCGATTTGCGCGCATCGGCATCCAGCACTATGCCGCCCACGAATTAGGGTTGAGCGATGCCGATCCCCAGCGGGTGATTCGCGTCTACCGCCCCCCTGAAGAAGTGTTTGCTGCCGAGGCCATCGCCAGCTTTGATGGTCGCCCGATTACCGATGAGCATCCGGATGAGGAGGTGACCGCCGAGAACTGGCGCGCCCATGCGGTGGGCTTTGCCCGCAATCCACGGCGCGAAGGGGAGTATCTGGTGGCCGATCTCACGATTACCGATGGGGCGACCATCGAAAAGATTGAAGCTGGCAAACAAGAACTCTCCGGCGGCTACAGCGCCGAGTACGACTGGACCCCGGGCTGGACCCCGGAGGGCGACGCCTACGAGGTGAAACAGATTCGGATTCGTGGCAACCACATTGCCGCCGTTGCGGCGGGCCGTGCTGGACCCCAGTGCCGCGTGGCCGATCGCGACATAGCCTTACCCCCACCCTTTGGAGAACACCCCATGACCAAGCGCCGCATTAGTGTCGACGGTATCAGCCTGGAACTTGAAGAGACGGAAGCCAGCGCGGTTGAACACCTGGCGACCAAGCTCAAGACGGCCACCGAGAAAGTGGATGCCCTGGAAGAGGATCTGCACACCGCCCAGGCCCCCATCAAACTGGACAGCGGCGAGTCCCTGACCAAGGAGCAATTGGTGGCCAAGATTGCGGAGCTGTCCAAGCAATTGGCGGGGCTGGAAGCGGCCCGCGCTGCGGACGAAGACCCGCAGCAGCGGGATGAAGCGATTGCAGCCATGTCCCGGCAGATCGGCGATGCCCAGCGGCTGGTGCCGGGCCTGGTGACCGATGGCAAGCCATGCAGCGCGATCCGCCGTGACGTAGTGAGCCGTCTGCACCCCACGCATACGGCCATGATTGACACCTTACTGCACGGGGTCCGGGTGGCCGATGCCGCCCAGACGGCGGTGGACCTGGCGTTTCACGTTCTGGCGTCCGCGCCTGTGACGGCCTCGGCAGGGCTGGCTGCTGAGGCGGTGAACGAGGCGTTACGGCGTCAGGTCGTCAAAACATCGGATACCGACCTGGACCCGCGAGCGGCGTATATCCAGCAGCTCACCCATACCACCTAGAACACTTCAGCACCCGAAGGAACACGTATGTCCGGAATTGATCTATCCACCTATGGTGGGCGCTTACTTGATCTTGGCGTTGCGGGGCAAGTCATCGACTTGAACACCAGCCGCCTGTACAGCTACAAGAACCAGGGCCAGACGCCCATTGATTTTGGCCTGTTTGTGGCACGCGGCCCCAAAGACGCCACCTGCAAAGCCCCCGATAGCGCAGACGCCGCCATCCTGGGGATCAGTGTCCGCCATGTCACGATGGTGGCTGATGAGGCCGGACAGGTCCGCTATGCCCCCCATGCGATGGTGCCGGTGTTGGAGATCGGTCGCATCTGGGTGATCTGCGAGGATGGCTGCCGCCCGGATGATCCGGTGTTGATCCGCATTGCGGGAACGGGGGCCTTGGGCGCGGCCCGATCCGCCGCCATCGCTTCAGAAACCATTCCTTACCCACAGGCGCGCTGGGACAGCACCACCGCCCCCGGAGCGCTGGGCGTGATCCGCATTCTTAACTAAGGGACCTGCATGAACATGATTGACATACGCCGCCGTCAGATGGCCGATGCGTTGACCCCGATGTTGCTGACCGATGCGCGGTATCAGACCTCTGATGCCACCCAGGCGCTGGCGTTTTTGGTGTCGCAACTGACCCATGTTGAATCGACGATCTACGCCCGCCAGCGCCAAGGCATCCAGTACCGGGATTTGGTGCCCATCAGCACCGAAGCGGGCGAGTACGCCACCTCGGTGACCTATCAGATGTACGACTATTCCGGACGCGGCAAGCGGCATTCTGGACGGGGCGAAGATATTCCGACGGTCGATGTGGCCTACGCACAAAAGAGCGTGCCTGTGGTGCTGGGCACCATTGGCTACGATTACACCACCGAGGAACTGCGCCAATCGGCCTTTCTGCGTAAACCCCTGAATACCGCGCGGGCGGATGCGGCGATGGATGCCTATGAGCGCCATATCAACGATGTGGCGTTGTTTGGTGAGGACGAACTCACCGGCCTGTATACCCATCCTGGCGTGCCGGTCCTGTTGAACACCGCCGGGCCTTGGATCGGTCAGTCGCCCGCCCAGGTGCTGGCCTTGTTCAATCAGCTGATCTCCAGCGCTTGGATGAACACCCACTACGTGGAGATGATTGATACCGTGCTGTTGCCTGGTCGCGTCATGAACTATCTTGTCTCCACCCCGCGCAGTGACAACAGCGATAAAACCATTCTGCATTACGTGCTGGAAAACAACATTGCCAAAGCCGAGCGTGGCCTTGATCTGACCGTGCGCACCGGCTACGGCTTAGAGACGGCAGGGGAAGGCGGCACGACCCGCGCCATGGTGTATACCAAGCACCCCACCAAGCTAGTGCTGCATCTGCCCATGCCCATCCGGTTTTTGCCCCCGCAACCCAAGGGCCTGAGGTTTGATATTCCAGGCGAATACAAATACAGCGGTGTGGAGTTTCGTTATCCCAAGTCCGCCCTGTATGCCGATGGCATTTGAGTTGTATTCAACACCGACTACACCAGCGCCCTGAGGCGCTTTTTTTTGGGAGAACGCAGCACCATGACCACGATCATGCTCAGGAATACCCGCACCTGTGATGTCACCCTGGATGGCGTGACGATCCAGGCCGGACGCACCCAGGCCCTGGAGGCCGCACACGTGGAGCAGCTGCGGCAGCACCCTGGCATTGGCCTGTGGTTTGACAATGGCTATCTGGTGGAGCAGGAGGTGGAACCGTCACACGCCCCAGTGGGGGGTGGTGAAGGGGAGAAGGACCCTGCGACAGAAACGGGGCCTGCCACAGAAGAGGCCCCGCATGACGCTGCACCGGGTAAACCAGGCAAATCCAGAAGGACCTGATCATGGCCGAGTCACTGACGATTCACACGTTCCTGGCGCGTTACCCTGAGTTTGAACCGTTGCCACAAGACCGGGTGGAACAGGTCATTGACGATGCACGCCTCTGGCTGGATGCCTCCCGATGGGGGCATTTTTATCCGCAAGGCTTAGCCAGTCTGGCAGCGCATTTTCTGTGGTCGTCTCCTAGTCTGGGTGCCGACCACAGCGCCGGAGCCAGAGGCGCGGTGGTGTCCGAGCGGGCCGGTGATCTACAGATCAGCTACGCAGCGCTGTCCTCTGGCACTCCCAGTGACGCCTGGCTAACGACCTCGGTGTATGGACAACGTTACCTGGCGCTGCGTCGGATGGTCGGCCTGGGGGCCTTGGTTGCCCCATGAGTGCCGTCAAAATCCTTCGGTCGGCTGATCCCAAAAAATGGAAGGCCTTAGCACAGCGGCTTCAGGCGCTGGGGGAGCGCGCTGTGGTGGTGGGCATTGCTGCCGCGCAGAACGCCCGGACGGAAGACGGGATCGGCTCGGCTGGACTGTTGGCGGTGCATGAATTGGGTGCGCCAGAGCGGGGCATTCCGGAGCGCTCGGTGGTGCGGCGTTCCATCAGCGAGCACCAGGAGAAGTATGTGGCCCTGCACGCGCAGCATCTGCACGCGGTGTTGCACGACAAAATGACCGTAGAGACCGCCCTGAACCTGTTAGGGACGGTGGCCGCAGGCGATGTCAAGGCGACGATTCGCCACGCGGATCTGGCCCCCCTGACGCCCCAAACGATCCAGCGCAAAGGCTCCAGCGCCCCGCTGATCGATACCGGCCAGATGATCCAATCCATTACCCATGAGGTTAGGGATGCTTGATCTGCGCCCTATTTTCCGCAATTCAAAATTGGCCCAGCGTGTCCAGGTGCTGCGCCGTCAGGGCCAGTACCTGCCCGATGGCACCTGGCAACAGGAGTCTGTGTTGGACACGGTGCTGGCGATCATCCATCCCACCACCCCCGATGATCTGCAACTGCTTCCGGAAGGAGAACGCCACCACCCATCGAAAAAGATCATGAGTCAAGATCAGATCGATGTGGGAGATGTGCTGTTGTACCAAGACACCCGCTGGCGTATCACCCAGCTTTCCAACTGGTCCGAGTATGGGTACTACCGAGGCATCGCCGTTGGACATGACGGGACTGCGCAACCTGCTGCGGCGGCTTTTGTCACTACCTGAAGGTGCTGTCCGTCCGGCGGATCAGCCCGCGCCCACTGGATCGGCCCCTTTTGTGACGGTGAAGCGCCTGCGTTCTACCCCCTTGGGAGCCGAATGCTGCGCCTTTGATGGCCGCCAGCAGAGCATCACCTGCGCCTATCTGCACCACATCAGTGTGAATGCCTACGGCACGGGCGCTTATGAACTGCTGTTGCAGGCACAGGCCTTACTGAGCTGCGAGGCGGGCACGGCAGGGCTGCGCGCCTTACGTGCGGGCCTGGTGTCCGTCATGGCTGCCCAAGACCTCTCGGCCATTGTCGGCCCCGGCTATGAAGCCCGCGCCCGGATCGAATTACAGATCACCCACCACCACCGTGTGGTGACCACGCTGGCGGCTGTGGACAGCGCAGACATCCATATTCACACCCGCACCGGTCACATCGCCAGCGTGACCATGACGGCACCGGAGACCCAGTAAATGGCGCTACCTCTTTCAAATATTGTCACTGTGCAACTCAATGCACAGCCCCTGTCGGCCTCCCGGCGTGACTTTGGGAGGCTGGCCTTGTTCACTCCCGAAGCCGGCAGCGTGTTTGTCGATACCAAAACACGGTTCATGGATGCCAGCACGCAGCAGCAGGTGGAACAGGCCTTTGGCAGCTACTCCAAAACCGCCGCCGCCACCGGCCGCTTTTTTGCACAAAGCCCCCGCCCCAAACAGCTCATGGTGGCGCGTTGGAATCGCTTTAAACAACACATTGCCGCCTCCCCAACGACACTCACCTCCGGAGCGATTGCCCAGGCGCAGACGTGGTACAAGGGCGTGGATGACGGCTGCTTTTCCATCCGCATCTATGGTGTGGATGTCACCTTATCCAAGCTGAATTTCACCACGGCCACCTCCTTCTCCCAGGTGGCAGGTGTGTTGAATAAAGCACTGGATGAGTTTGGAGTGAATTGCAGATTTTTAAATGGCTGCTTTGAACTCTATGCTGCCGTGGCCGGAGGAAATCACGCCATTGGCTATGCACAGCAGCGCAGTCCTTCTGGCACCTATGTGGGGCATTGGCTGAAGCTTGAAGCCGATCAGGCCCGCCTGACCATCGGCAACAACGCTGACACCATCGAGGCCGAGACACTGCCGGAGGCCTTTGCGGCCTTGCAGGCACTCACCCCAGGCTGGTATGCCGCCGCGGTGGCCGATGAGACATTGACAGACACGCAGATCCGATCCGCCTCCGCCTGGATCCAGGCGGCAGACAAAATCATGGGATGGACGACCCGCGAGGCGGCGCATTTGGACTTTAAAACCAATGTGTTCAGACAACTCAATGCATCGGGGCATGATCGCACCGTGGTGCTGTACGACACCACGGACCCCTACGCGGTGATCTCGTGGTTGGCTCGTGCCTTGTCGGTGAACTTCAGTGCCAACAACGCCGCCCTGACCATGAAATTTAAGCACCTGCCCGGCGTGGCCGCAGATCAATTGACACAGACCCAGGTGGCCCAGTGCGTGCGTTTAGGCATCAACTATTACGCCTACGTTGATGATGTGGCGATGGTGGCCGAAGGCACCTGTCTTGGCGGGCGCTTCTTTGATGAAGTCCATCTGCTGGATTGGCTGGTGGATGCGGTGCAAAAGGAGGTGTTTGCCGTCCTGCATCGCAGCCCGACGAAGGTGCCGCTGACGGATGCAGGCACCCACCTGCTGATCGCGGCCTGCAAAAAGTCTGCCAAGAAGGGGTCCGTAACGGTGCCTTTGCCCCTGGCCTCTGGAACGGGGAGGCCTTCGGTGCGCTGGCCACGGGCGATTACCTGGAGGCTGGTTTTTATGTCTGGGCCGATTCAGTGGACACCTTATCGACCTCCGATCGCCAAGCGCGCCGGGCACCGCCACTTCAGATCGCCGTGAAGCTGGCCGGGGCCATCCATGCGGTGGACGTCATCATCAACTTCGACCGATAAAGGAATCCCATGTCCGTCTTCGACCCCAAACAAGTGTCGGTGCTGCTCAATGGAACCCAGATCAAAGACTGGGCCGATGGCACGGACGTCATCGACGCCAAACACAATGCTGATGCCGGTGCCTACACCATCGGGGCCAGCGGCACGGGCGTGTTTGTCGCCAACGCCGATCGTTCCGGCACCTTAACGTTAAAAATCAAACAGCACAGCGCTGACAACACCTTTCTGAGCAGGCGACTGGCGCAGCAACGCGGCGCGATCCAGTCCTTCACCCCCTTCACCCTGGATATCCGTGACCTGTTGAATCAGGACGTGGTGACAGCCACCAACGGGTATTTCACGACGCCCCCCGGATTTACCCGGGGCGCCGGACACAATCCGGAAACCTGGACACTGGTGTTCGAGGTCATGGAGATCACCCTAGAAAAAGGCTTTGGCAACACATGAACAATGAACATCGTTTTGAAATAGAGGGCCTCACCTACGTCATGACCCCGGCCAATGCGATGGCGGCCTGGCAATCGCTCAAACGCGCCGGGGTGCTACTGCGGGGGATCGATGCGGACGCCCTGGCCAACGCCCAAGGCGGTGCCTCCGTGGCCCTAGGGACGCTTCTAAGCCATCTGGGCGACCCTGCGGTCACTGAGATAGAAGCCCTGGTGTTTGAACAGACCGCGATCAAGACCCCCGAGGGCACCACCTACCGGCTCAGCAGCGACCGGCTCAATGAGCACTTCAACACCCGCCGCACCCATCTGCTGCGCGTCTTGATGGAAGGAGTCAAGTATCAATACAGCGATTTTTTCGCTGGCGGCATGGCAGCCTTCCAGGACCTGATTCCCATGCCGAGCACCGAGAAGGAGTAACCGACTGGTTTGTCTGGGCACCGATCATGCGCGGCTATTGCGATCTTGAACAACTGCGCACCGTGTACTCCCTCAGTGACCTGTGCGCCTTCCATACCGCGATGGTGGAATGGGATGCCCTCCAGCATGACGCGCTAACCCCCTGCGATGATTCTCGACGAATTCCTGATCCGCCTTGGCGCGGTCGCTGATACCTCAGGCTTCAGCACCTTTAGCACCGGCCTGACCCGCGTCACGGGCCTTGTGACGGTGGCCGCCGCCGCCATGGGCGGGGCGCTGGCGGGAATGAATCGCTTTGTCGGCAGCGCCTTAAGCGAACTCAATGCCCTCAATAGCGCCAGCCAGCGCACCGGCGCCAGCCTGTCCTTCCTCCAGGAGCTGGGCTATGCGGCGCGTTTGAATGGCTCCTCTGTGGAGGCCTCGACCCGTTCTATTGAATCCTTGTCCCAAAAAATAGGCGAAGCCGCCAATGGGGTAGGGCGCGGGGCGATGGTGTTCCAGAAGCTGGGCTTACAGGCCCGACAGGCCAATGGCTCCGTGAAATCTGTCGGCGACATGCTGGGCGAGGTGCAAGACAAGATCCGTGGCTTGTCGGCACCACAACAGCAGTCCATCCTAGCCAACCTGGGCATGGATGCCACGATGTTGCAAACCTTGCGCCTGAGTCGTGAGGCGTTAAACGGCGTCTTCCAAGAGGCACACGATCTGGGCGTTATCACCGCTGATGGTGCCGATACCGCGCTGGAGTATGGCGATGCGATGGAACGCCTGCGCGTGGTGATGGGGGCCTTACGGACCAATATCGCCATTGGGGTGGCACCGGCCTTCACCCGCCTGATTGAGCACTCCAAACACTGGTTGATCGCCAATAAAGAGCAACTGCGTGATGGCATCGGCAAAGTCGTCAAGATCCTCATTGCAGCGGGCACCGCCGTATGGAACTTTATCCGTGCCGTGAACAGCGCGGTGAACCAGACCATCGGCTGGAAAGCGGCGCTGCTGGCTGTGGGCGCCGTGCTGGCCCGGGCCTTTGCACTGAACCCGGTCACCTGGCTCATCGCCGGGATCGTGGCCTTGGTGGCCCTGGTCGATGACTTCATGACCTACCTGGACGGCGGAGAGTCGTTGCTCGGTGCCTTCTGGGGTCCGCTGATCGCCTACGCCAAGCGCGCCAAGGCCGTGATTGAACACCTTACGCCCACACTCAAAGCCGTTGGCGTCCTCTTGGCGGGACTGGCCATCGGTCAGGTGGTGAGCAACATCGGCCGCCTCGTGGGTGCAGGTCGCACTTTGGCGGTGTGGCTGGCTGGGCCGTTGGTGAAAGCAATCCAGGTCGCCGCGCTGGCGTTGCGTGCCGCCTTTCTCTCCAACCCCATTGGAGTAGTGATTGGAAGCGTGGCCCTGCTGGCGTATGCGATCTATACGCATTTTGACAAGATCAAGCAGGCGGTGGCGACGGCCTGGGACTGGTGCACCCGTACCGCCAATGCTGCCTTTGGATCCATCCAACACAGGCTGCAAGAGGCTGCCGCCGCCGCCAAGACCACCTGGGCCAGCGTCAAGGACGCCTGTGCGCTGGCCTTTAGCCACAGCATCGCCACCGCCGATCACGCCGTAAACCGCTTACGTGCCGTGTTCAGCGCCATGGGCACCCGTATCAGCGCCGCCTTGACCAGCGCCTTCAACACCATCATGACGCTATGGGATCGTACCGTCGGGCGTATGGCCCAGGGGGCCGAGCGGATCAAAGGATTGTTCCGAGCCCTTGCTCCAGCACTGAGCCGGGCCGGTCGTGACACCCAAGAGGTGGCGCAGCGCGTCAATGCACAGGTGCAGGCCGCCCAAACCAGAGGCCACCACGCCGCTGCTCAGGCCGCCACGCCCGCCCGTTCCCAGGCCAATGTGCATTCACAACAGGATGTAAAGATCGATATCCACACCGCCGACCCCATCCTGGCCGGTCGCCAAGCCGCCGCCGACATCAAACGACACCACCAGATGGCACTGCGCAATACCGGGAGTGCTGTGGCGTTTTGAGGGGATTGTTTAAGAAAACAGACTAAATAGTCTGCCAAACCAGAGTGCAACAGTCGGTACGTGGGGTAGCCAACCTATCCCTATAGATAATGGCAAGCAGGCAGATGATCTCCGAAGAGGAAAGTGGTTATAACTATTTTGATATATGAATATAATGTTAATTAATGCGACTATAATCACAAATATGTGATATCAATAAATATCCTCTATTTAAAAAATGCGTTTAGTTAATGACTGTAGCATTGGAGGAAACATGAATCGTGTGATTGGATATCGCAATCCTCGTATACAGGGATGTTTATCTAAACAGTTTAAGGAGTAAAAAGATGAGAGAGTTGACCTTTGAAGAAGCTTTAAAAGTGGATGGTCAGGGGTGGAATTGGGTTCCGGATTGGGCTAAACAAGCAGCGGAAGGTTTTGTAGTGGGGGCTGGTATCGGTAGTGTGTTTGGCTGGCAAGCTTCGGCTATAGGTGGGGCTGTAGGTGGTACAGCCGCACTTGCTGATTATGCATACTCCCATCCTCATGCACCCACCCAGCAGCAGCAAGACTTTCAAAAGATGCTCATTAATTGGGCGTGAATTATGCATAAATGAGCAGTTGTGTCACCTTCTGCCATCTTGATAAGTAAGCTGGAACCGCTGAAATTTACGTCAGCCGTGATAGAACACCGGAACGGTGCGGCTTACTTGTTGCGAATGATGTCACGGATGATGTTCGTGTAGACCATATGGCTGCTCACACAATAGCCTCTGGCTGAGCAGCCATATCTATCAATATCAAGGAATCAATCATCTGGGCGGAGTGACTCTTCCCTTCGCCACTCCTTTAGTCATTCAACAATAATGGATTCGGCCAAAGAGCTGCTGTCTAAAGACATGGCTCGGTCTGTTTATTCCTAATGCTGTACCGTAATCCATCTATCTGCTCATGATCACCCTGACCCACCGCCACATTGGCACCGTCACCCTGGATGCGGTGATGGAAGAAACGCACCAAGCCGAGCTGCGCATCACTGAAAACCCCGTAGAGTCTGGCGCGATGATTGGTGATCACGCCGTCCTGATGCCGCAAACCGTCACCATTGCTGGCATTGTGGTGGACTACCAACCTCAGCGCAGCCCAGCCCCTGCCGCAGAGGAGCACGGGGCCGAGCCATTGCGTGTCCTGACCGATCGCGTCCCATTTCCGACGGACCTGCTGCCCTTCACCGCTCAGGCGCTGCGTGTGGCCCAACGTGAACTGTCCTCGGTGATCCGCCACGCCACTGCACCGCAGAGCGACGGCCAGCCCGCCGTGCGCCCTTTGGCCGACTGGCTTCCTGATGACCAGCCCATCACTTCTGGTGATGACGCTGCCACCACAGGCCGCATTGCCCAGGTGTACACCGCCCTACGGAATCTACAACGCAGCGGCCAGACCCTGGAGGTACACACCGGCGTCCAGACGTATCAAGACATGTTGCTTCTTTCCATCGCGGCCAGACAAACCCAGGATGGTTCCATTGAATTGGTGCTGACCGTGCGAGAACTGTTCATCGTCAAGACAACATCGATTTCTGGTGTCTCATTGCCTGCCCCCAAACGCGGTAGAGCCTCCGCCCAAGGCGCGGCGCAACGCCACAGCGGCCAGACCCACCCTAAGCCGGTGGACACCGAGAAAAATCGCTCCTTGCTACGTCAGATGTCTGGACTGTTCTGATGCGACAGATTCCCGTGGATAGCAGCCCCTACCAAACCCAATCCTTTCAGATGGCAGGGGACGCCTTACGCTTGCTCCTGCGCTGGAATCCGGTGCCCTGCTGCTGGTCGATGGACCTGTACACCACGACCCTAGATCAGCCCGTGGCGCAAGGCGTCCCCTTGGTGGTGGGCGTCCCCCTGCTGTGGCGTCGTCCTGTCGATTACTTCTTTTGGCTGACAGATGAAAGTGGTTTGGAGATGGACCCGATGCGCCAACAGGACCTAGGTGAACGCTGCTTGCTGTTTGTCGGCCTGAAACGCGACGTTCGCCCATGAAACAGTTTGGCCGCCAGTATCGCCTGGAGATTGGCTCGGCCCAGGAGGGCATCGCCATTGATACATTGCGCATCGCCTTTGACATCCGCAAAACCAGCGACTCCACCCCCAACCCCGCCAAGATCACCGTATGGAACCTCAACCGCGATCACCTGAGCTTGCTCACCAGCCGACAGTACAACCGGGTCCGGCTGCTGGCCGGTTACGCAGAGCTGCGCCTGTTATTTGTCGGCGACATTATCAAGCCTGCTGTGCGGCGTGATGGGACGGATTACGTCATCGAACTGGAATGCGGCGATGGCGATCACGACTACCGCAATGCCCACGTGTCCTTCTCGTTGGCCGCAGGGGCGACCGATGCCCAGGTGCTGAGTGCACTGAGTACCTCCATGCCGTCGACCCGGCTGGGACCTGTCCAGATGCAGGGACAGCGTGGCCTTTCCAGAGGCAAAGTCCTGTCGGGCAATACCCGCGATTTGCTGGATGCACTGGCTAAAAATCATGGCGCGGACTGGTCCATTCAGGATGGCGCACTGATGTTACTGCCTGCCGATACCGTCCTGGCCGGTGACGCCGTGCTGCTGTCCCAAAGCAGCGGCATGATTGGCTCCCCCGAAGTGACCGATGATGGATTAAAAATCACCACCTTGCTCAATCCGGCCTTGCGCATTGGCGGCCTGGTGCGCGTGGACTCCCTCATCCCCAGCTACAACGGCGACTACAAAATCACCTCACTGCATGACATGGGCGATGTCATGGCCGAAGCCTGGTTCAGTACGGTGACCTGTGTCGGCGGTGATTTTCAGAACGTGAGGCCGTCTGTATGACTTCGGATGACTGGAATAACGCCTCCCTCAGTGCCGTACTGCAACGCAGTACCCAAGCGCTGGCCCAGCGCCTGCGTGTGGCCTTGCCTGGGCAGATCGTGAGCTTTAACCCAGTCACCCAAACGGCGACCGTACAGCCGTTGATCCAGCAGAAGAGGAACGATGGCTCCCTTCAGCCCTTACCGGTGCTCCAGGATGTGCCGGTGTCCTTCCCGCGTGGCGGTGGCTTTGTGATGACCTTTCCCGTCGCTGCTGGGGATGAATGCGAACTCATCTTCCAAGATCGCTGCATCGATGCCTGGTTCCAATCCGGTCGTGCGTCCGAGCCTGTGGACTATCGCCTGCATGACCTGTCGGATGCCGTTGCCTGCGTGGGAATTGCTTCCTTACCCAATGTCATTCCGACGTTTGAAATGGACGGCGTGGTATTGCGCACCCTGGATGGCCGCGCCTCATTCAAACTGGATACCCAAGGCGTGATCACACTGCGTGGAACCAAGCTGGTTCTTGATCTTCCCGTGGAATTCACCCAAGGCATCCGTGGTCATGGCGACGTCGTATCAAACGGTATCCGCCTGGAGACACACACCCACGGCAACGTGGAGAACGGCCCAGGACAGACAGGCCCGGCCCAATGAGAGTGCGCCGCGTGGACAGCCAAGGGGATTGGACCTTCGGCAACGGGCGCGGTAACTATGCCGCTGCCAGCGATTCCGTGGCACAGCGGGTGAAGACACGGCTGCGCTCCTTCCGTGGCAACTGGTTCCTGGATCTGGACCACGGCCTGCCGTGGCTGGACCTGATGGAGCGGCCTGCCGACCTGGTACACCTGGAGCGCGAGGTCAAGCGCACCATCCTCACCACCGAAGGGGTGCGCCGCCTCACCGCCTTCTCAATGGCCTTGGACGCGGATACTCGCACCTTCACTATCCACGTCACCTTGCTGGATGTGGAGCAGCAGGCGATGACCGTTAGTACCACGCTGTGAGGGGATGCTGATGACAAACAGATAGGATTTCTTTAAAGGCTTGTCGCGCATCCGGTCAGTGAACACCAGACGGTTTCGCAGAGAGCTCGATCCCTAGCGCCTTCATCACGGCTAATGTCGTGCGCAGCGTCGGGTTGCCCTCGGCACTGAACGAGCGGTAGAGCTGTTCGCGCGATAGCCCTGTCTGGCTGGCGATCTGCGTCATGCCCTTGGCGCGGGCAACGACGCCTAGCGCGTGGGCAACGTAGGCAGGATCGTTCGTCCCGAACGCGGCTGCCATGAAATCGGCGATGGCCTGGTCAGTGGTCAAGTCCTCGGCCGGATCGTAGCTCGTCAGTTTCTCGGTCATGGTCATTCGCTCCATTGTTCAGAGAGGTGCAGCGCAGTCTTGATGTCACGCGCTTGTAATCCTTTGTCACCGCCGCAAAGTAGCAAGTAGATCGTGTCGCCACGCTGCTGGAAATACACCCGGTAACCGGGGCCGTAGTTGATGCGAAGCTCGCTGACACCTTTCCCTACTGGCTCGGCGTCGCCGACATGGCCGAACGCCAAGCGGTCGAGGCGTGAGGCGATGGCCGAGCGGGCGCGCGCATCCTTGAGTTTCTCCCGCCACTTGCGGAAGGTGTCAGTCTGCTTCAATTCAATCAT